CATGCTTCTTTAGAATAATCCAATAATCCTTGAAGTTCTCTCTGTTCGAATTGAGCAAACTTTCTAAAGATATCTTCAGTAATATGAGAGGATTGTACAATAGCTTGCTGTGAAGCACCCTTTCCTTCATACGTTCCAATAGTCCCTTGTCTTTGTCTATTAACCCCAGATATCTTTTCCCATTCCACCATAATAGCATCAAGGAGTTGAATGTACTGACCTATTGTCTTTACAGACATATCAAGTACAGACTGGTGTGTTGGGGATAGCTGAATGCCTTCTTGATTGTAGTCAACCCATGCAATACCTGTCCCTTCTACGTAGTACATGAACTTATCCATATCCCATTTCTTAGGGATAAGATTAATATCGAATTGCGCAATGATATCTTTAGATCTAGCAATGGATAGTTCCATTCTATACTTAAAGATATTGTAGTTAAGCTGGTAAGGTATCCCTAAACTAACTAAAGAGATGTTATTAGAGTTAACATCAGAGTATCTCCTCCCATTAATTGGGAGTTTACACAATGATGGGTTATCCATCGATGTTCTCTGATTAGGGATTGGGGACATCTTAATATAAAATCTCCCATCTATCCTTGTACCCTCCCAAACTTCATTAACCCATTCAAACTTCAACTTAGCTCCTTGAGCTTTAAGTTCTGCAGGTAACTTGTAGTTCTCATCAACCTCCATCTCCTCAATGGTTCCGGTGGTTTGATCCATGTACTCTACAAACCCAATTCTCTTTCTGCTCTTCCAGTAAACAGTAATACACTCGATAAGTCTGTTTCTGTAGATATTATCGTTATTCCCTGCTGCTTCAGATCTATACAACAAGTATGTGTCTACAGATTGATGAGTTGGGTTTTCAAGTTCTAATACCTGTTCTTCAGTTAAGTAATCCCCAAACTGATCTACAAGAGTAGAGGCATGAGCAAACTTTCTAATAATTGCCCAATCCCCATCTTCTACAAAATCAATATCAGGGTCTTTGTCGAAGTCAATGTCTAAAGGATTAAGAACTTCATAGAAAGGTTCTTTCCTGCGAACTCCTTTATGAGAATAGCATTCCCCAGCAACTAAGAAGTGAAAGAATTGCTTTTGAAACTTATCATAGATCTCTTCTTTCTGCATAATGTAGTTGATAGCAGCTTGTCCTTTGATTGCTCTATCATCTACATATGTTCTTTCGAACTGCTCAATAATCTGTTTAGGGAGTTCTGGTTGCTGTTGCTGTTGCTGAGGATTGTTTGGATCCATCTGCTGCTGAAGCTTAGCAATAAACGTAGCTTGTATGTTGGTTAAGAGTGACTGCTTTTTAGCTTCCTCTTTCATAGTAATAGCGTCCGCATTCTCTACAACAACTGTGTAGTTCATTGGACGCTTTGACTTTTCCCCAAGCAATAAGTCTATAATCGGTTTGATGATTGGGTAGTTACGTAATTTAGATGGGAAGTTTTCTCTTGTTTTCCCATAAGGCTTCAATACGTACTTATAATCTTGCTCATCAATCTCCCCATTGTAGTAATCATACAGTGTCTTAAGCGTATTTCTGCGTTCAGACAGCCCAAATTTAGATATGTTAATGAATGCATTAACACAATCTTTTCTCCACTGCTCAGACTTCTGGCTTAGTGGGACTCTTTGTTTAGGTATTTTAGCGTATCCGTACATCCTTGCAAAGTTAATAAATTATCTATAATTATTGTCAAACCAGTCATCCAACGCTCTATCATTTACAATTTCTACGACTTCTTTATTATATAGCTCTCGTGTGTGATACATCACAACCATAAAAGCCATAACTCGGTCAAAGTTTCCTTTATGATTAAACTTGATTAACTCTTCAAGTAACGCTAAGTCATTGATTGTATGAAGATTGAGCATTGTCTCCCCATCTTCATTTGTAGAGCGTGGAGACACCAACCAGTCTCGTATGTAGAGCTCTCCTTGACGTTTTCTTTGTTCCGTCATGTGCATCCCATACTGTCTCTTTACAGTTCTAGATCTTAGTTCTTTTTTGTCTAACATCTCGAACTCTTCCTGCAGTCTATGTAGTTTCCTAAATCTCTTAGCGTATGCTATGAGCTCTCCTCGGTCATTTTCAAATCCAATCTTTGCATTGTAGTACTCTGCAAGCATCATTAGATTTTGATTGTATTCATCTTGTGTCTTTGGACGTCCAACATAAGATGCTACTATAAGATCATCAGGTTTAGATAGATTGTTTGGGCGTTTGAATACGTATGCAGCTCCCAAAGATTCCCCACTTAATGATGTCCCGTGTGCGTACGGGTCATGACCTATAATATATAGGTTTGCGGGTGTTGTATTGTCTTTAGTTCTGAATGGGGGTTCGTATACAACTACCCCACCCTCTATATCATCCCCTTTTCTATGCGGGAATTTAGTTATAGCCTTTACATCAGGAGTTGGGCGAAAAGAAAGCTCAGAACCTTTGTAATATAAGTACCCTGTAATCCCTGATTTGTCTAAGTCTCTAGTCTTAACTCTATTGTATTGTTCTTTTAAGGAAGCAACATCGAAGAGATTTGCTGTAGTCTGAAGTGTAGCCTCTTGAGGAGTGAATGGGTGTTCAGCAATATATTGATCATAAGATTTTGCATCACTTCCCTTTCTTTTATTTTCTCTTTGAGCCTCCTCAAATGCTATTGCTTTCTCAATTTCTGAATTTCCTTCATCATCAATAAATCCATCTAAGCTTTCATAGATTGGGACAAAATAACCACATCTTGTTCCCATTGCTCCTGGATCCCATTCATTCTCAAACCCTAAACAGTCATACGCATCTGGGTGATAGAATAGTTCATCCATCCCATCAAATCCTACTCCTTCTTCCCCACCCGTCCCAAATGCAATCATTGTCCCAAGAGTCTTAGAACCTTGACGCATCGTAGGCATTGCGACTTCCCAAGCTTTTAACAATCCTGAGAAAGAACCAGCTTCTTCGAAGAATACTAACTCTCCTGCCTTACCCCTAAGTTTATCAGGATTGTCTTTCAAACTAACCCCAAGAATCTGAGATTTCATCCCTAATTCTACGTCAGCCCCATTTACATTCTTCTTATACCCAGACTGCTTGTGCATTTCCCTATCTCTCAATCTCGGTTGAGTCCAGGCCGTATTATCGTCTATGAAGTTTAAGAAGTCCCAAGTTTTAGATAGTAGTCCGTCCCCAATTAAGTATTCTTTCTGCTCAGCAAATACGTAGTTTTTAGAGTTACGTATTAGAAAGTAATTGCGAGCAAGCATAGACCCAGCTTTGTAAGAATAACCCTTACGTCTAGCTTTCAGAACTACAATATGTTTGTTCTCTCTCCTCGCTCTATCTATTGCGTGAAAGTATTTATAATCCCCATCATAAAATGCTGGGAATGTTCTCTCACGTCTAGAGATTTTAGTCCCATCAAACATTACATCATCTACAGCTCTGTCGATGGGGCAGAAATTCAAATAAAAATAGTGATACCCTGTAATTCTTACCCCATCAACTTCATATCCTTCAAGGCATCTCTTAGCCTGCTCATCCCAGTATTCATAATACTCTTTTGTTCCTAGGATTGCGTCTGTGTAGTACCCTTGTTTGAGATATGTATTGGCTGCTTCTGAGAATTTATGTGTATCCTTAAACGGCATTTATTGTGAGTATTTATTAACTACAACCCCACCTCTATTTGGGTTGTCTTTCTGCTGCTCCTTCTTAACTAAGTCTTCTAATTTACTCAACCCATCTATTACATCTGCAATCTTCCCAAGATTAGCAACTAAGTCTTTAGCTTGGTTAATCGGTCTCCCATTCTGGTCTACCATCGTTAGGTCAATTGTCTTGAAGTATTTCTCAAGAGTAGTAACTGATGCTTTGGCTGACTTAAGAAGTTTAACTGCAGATGTTTCAGATAGTTCTTTATATTTTTCTACTGCTCCCTTTAATTTAGGGGTTAGTTTAACATTCAAATCAGTAGATATCTTTTCCCATCTTTCTTCTTCTTCGTAAACAAAGTAAGGAGATCTATAATCTTCAAAGAAAAAGATTGCAGCTAGTTCATTGGTTTTTAAATCTTTGAACTCAGCTATTGCTAAGGCATACGGAGATGGGATTACACTTGTTCCACTAATCGTTATCAGGTCCTTCATTGTTTTTATTTAGATAATCAATACGACCTCTACGAACATGAAACTTCCCAAGATATGGAAGTCTAACAGATTCAAATTCTCCTTTGCGTATTGTATTAGCAACAAATGCAAACTGCGAATATACTGATTCTTCAACAACATGCAGTGGGAGATTATATTTCGTAGCTAGTCTTTGAATTATAACTTTTTCATTCAGATACTTTGGTACTTTCATTATCCCATCTATTATCAGGGCAAGCTGCTGTTCCCCATTTAGCTTTATGTTCCACTATACACCCACACAGTCCGCATCTTTTATTTCTAAGTAGATGCTCACAGCTCTGACAAGTATTTAATCTTCCTGTATATTGTTCTTTGGACACTACAGGAGCACCTGCTTTTACGTATTGGTAGAGTTCTTTAGAAAAGTTCTTAACCATAGTCGTAATAGACAGCTTATTTTGTTGTTTGTCCATTGGTTTGGTTTATTTGAGTTTATCTATAAATTGTATTTTGGCTCTCCCATCTACAATTTTAATCTGAGAACTACTAGATTGATTGTTGAACTCTTCAACGTACTCTTCTATGTTCTCCCGAGTGATAAGAAAAGAAAGAAAGACTTCAATCTCTTTTGCAGCCCTAATTGTCTTCTCTTTTGCATCATTGACTTTCTCATGCTCGAATCTGAGCTTATCAAAGTCTTCTAAAGATATTGTGACTGTCCCATTCATTAGTTTTCTGGGATAATTCCACAAATCATAAATTCATTAACCATAACGAATTTACCTTCAGGGAGATCGATTACTAACCCATCAGATTGTGGGTGTACCATAACCATATCTCCCTTCTTAACTACTTGACAATCAGGTCCAGTCTTAACGACTTTCAAGATATTCTTACGCATGTTGCGCTCAGCACTAGCTGGGACAAGAATTCCTGACTCTGTTTTACTTACATCGGGGAAAGGGAGTAATACCCAGTCTCTTGTAGGATTAAATTTAATATTTTCCATTGTGTTTGGTTTGTTTGGTTAATATTCTGATAGCTTCTTTAGAAGCTCGTGTATATCTTCTGGTTTTTGTGCTGGTTGGTTAGGAATTACTAAGTTATAACAATCACAACTATTTCCATATACATTTAGCAAATGTAATAAATCATTAGATGTAACCATATGATCTAAATCAATGTCTCCTTCAGTACAAAACTCGCATCCATAATTTGATAAAATAACCAGAACATCAGAGGTTCCCACATGACAATCTCCATCTACGTCTCCGAAGCAGAAGACATCATCTGAGAAGAGCTCTGATCTCTGGTAGTCAAGCATGGCATGCATTCGTTGAATTTGTCCAGGTGTAAATACATCTCTGCATTCTTCCTCACAATAATCCATGTGGTTATTGGGGTAAAATGCTACACCTCCATACATATTAGCTGGACAATAATATCCTGGAACTCCTGGGCATCCGTAACTAACTTTTGTCGGGGGAGTATCACATACATAATCCCCACTGTGCTCGCACGGACCTAAATTTTGCCCACAGTATTGAACATATCCTCCCTCATCTTTAAATACGTGATGCAACCCACAATAGTGCCCCATTTCATGTGTCAAGGTTTCATTCTCAAACCTCCATGTTAAATGAGGACCTGTGCTTCCCATCATTTCAGTCTCCACCCACACTCCATCTAACACGCTGTACGGGATATATGTAACCCATGCAAACCCAAGTATAGTAGAGCAGAAGTCTGGGGCAACGTAGATGTTGCAGTACTCTGCCGTATTCCATTTAACCATGTTGGTCCACTGTGCCATCTGCGTAGTATACTGGGGAAAACAAACTCCATTAGTAGCTCTGTACGAAGACGCCCATCCAAAGTTGTTCAGGTTTGTATAGTCAATGTCTTCTAAAGTAAAGTTAATATTTGTCCCTTCAAAATCTACGTTTAACGAATCAATTGAGTTTTCTATAATATTAGTTGGGATTAAACTATTAGCGAATGCTGTATCCCAAAGAATATGAACTACACATTTAATTGTTTTCTGTGTGTATGTTCTATTGTACTCGTATTCATAATTTAAAGGAAGAATGTTATCTTGATTTCCTAAAACAGCACACTCTTCTAATATAGTATCCTGTGTTTGTATTTCTGGGGCATAATACTGAGCAACAGCGACAGTAGCGCAAGTTGAAAAGATTATACTTGCACTAATAAGACCTATAATATAGATCAGTTTTGTTGGGAATTTAATGGATACCATATTTGTGTGGGTTGTTAGGTTTTACGTTTGTACTGCACTTTTTCTATTGACCTCCCAGCAAAATATGCTGAGAATGCAGTGAGAGCCAATACTTCAAGCAGGCTGACATACTCTTCTTTTACTTCAAACTTGATTGACTCTATAGAATCTGTAATAGCCAATAACAAGTATAGCCCTAATAATGCTATTAGAGCTATTGGGCGTACGTTCTTAGCAAGTTTAGAGTCAGAGGACATATCTGCAGTCCACCTTTCTGTTACATTGTCTTGAGCATGTCTTTCCTGCTCTAGCATCAGCTTCTCAAACTCTAATCTATCTTCTTTTGGGAGGTCTTCTTTGTCAAGCAGTCGTTTGACTACCCCAAGAGCTCCTTGATCTGGGAGTAATTCCCCTACAGTGTCTAATACTTGTGGAGCTTTGTCTTTCAACCATGCCCCAACCTTAGTATCTTTTAGTTTTTCACGTTCTTTGCTCATCAGATAATGACTTTATAGAGTGTGTCTCCTTTTACCTTAACTGCTCTAAGAACTCTCTTCTTGTTTTCCCCTTCTCTGTAAGAAACATGAACCCAATCGGGGTTGTTGTCATCCCCAAACTCCCAAATCAGTTGATTGAACTCGAGGTTCGTTTTGATGAAGTCAAAAATCTCCTTGTTTGTGACCCCTCCAAAAACATCTGCGTCAAGATCGAATGCACGACCTTCAACATGTTCTGAATTCTTTGCACCCCCAATTAATTTATTGAGTTTCTTAGACCTATATCCAGAAGTTACCGAAATGGGAACATTAAAGTGATCCCTCACTGGTTGAAATATCTTCTCCGCCACCAGTTTTAGGTTTGCTATTTCTTCTTTTGATGGATTGTTGTCTATTCCATTCCTTTTGGCGGTTTGAGATTTTGTTACTTCTGCGAGTGTTAGGTTTTTGCTTAAGTTCATCTTCTTTTTGTTTTTTAAGTTCTACTTCTTTCTCAAATTCTTGTTGAGCAACCTTGAGTTTATTTAATATCTCAATTGTAGCTACTTTGTTAGTCATATCTAACAGCATAGCTACCTCACAGTGTTCATTATCAAAGAAATCTAAGAGTTTAACTAGGTATTTCCCTAGTTTAGAGATGGTATTGTAGTGGGCATTGTACCCAAGAACTGCAGATATGGTTTGATCTGCATTCCCAAACAGATGATTTGACTCTTTTTGCTTAATCAGAATAGTATTAAATAGATCAGAGCAGAATACATTTCCTGTTTGGTCAATAGATACTGCACAGATGTAGAAATAGTCCCCAAGTTTTCTTCTCCATCCTCTAAATTTCCAGACAAACAGTCTAGAAATAAAAGAAAATACCAATCCGATAGGGATAAGTATGCTAGATAAGATTACCGCGATTAGAAAAAGGAGAAATTTCATCATATTTAAGGTTATTCTTCTTCAGGTTGTGCAGGGAACCATCCTTCAGCTTCCATATATGCATAATCACGCACATTCGCAGTAGATGGGATGATGTTCTGGAACTCAAAATA